ATATATAATCTTGTTTTATTTTCTTCTAATGGTAAAAAATTAATAGAATAGTTAATTTTATTATTAATAGAACCTTTGAGATAATATGGATATTTATAATAAAATCGATGTTCAGCATTAAATAATTCTTCTTTAAAGAAAAATTTATTTTTTCTATGATTTATTTTTATTTTATTATTACTATAAATAAATTCTAAAATAACATTAATCAAATTAACATTAATATCTATATATGATTGATGCATTTTTTCATTATCTTTAAATATTTTTGGTGGTTTTGTTGTATAACTTTTAAAACTCCACCATAATAAACCATTACTTTTAACAGTTGTTCCAATTGCATCTGAATTATTATAACTTGTTAAATGATTAGGACATTGAAAACATCCATTATTAATAATAATTCCATTATCCAATTTTGCCCCGAGATGTTTGCAAATATTAACAGTTGATATTGGATTACTATCATTATACCATAAAACCATTGGTAATTTACCAATATTATATACATATGGTTTAGACCTATCAATATTTTTTTCAATGGCAATTGGATGCCATTCTCTAACAATTTGAGGTAAAATAAAAGATGATTTAATTGTTAATGCGGATGTTAAAAAAGATAAAAATGGAATAATTAATATTAATCTAATATAATTAGAAATTAACATTATTGATATTAATATTAATATTAATAAATATTTTTATATAATAATTTTTATAATGCGAGGTTGTATATAGAAATAAAATATTTTTATATAATAATTTTTATAATGCGAGGTTGTATATAGAAATAAAATATTATTCTAAATATATTAATCAATGTTTAATGAATATATTAATGAATTACCTTCACATAAACGTTTGATTGTTATTGGTGATATTCATGGTGATATAAGGAGATTTAAAAATATATTGGTAAATGCGAAAGTTATAAATAATAATTTGGAATGGATTGCAGAACCGCCAGAAACTATTATAATTCAGTTAGGAGATCAAATAGATAGTTTAAACAGAACATCAACGGAAGAATGGGAAGTTTTAAAAGATTATGAGATGATTTATTTTACAGATAATTTAAATTTAATTGCAAGAGCTAAGGGTGGTTATTGTATTTCTTTAATAGGTAATCATGAATTAATGAATGTTATTGGTGATTTTTCATATGTTTCTGATAATAGTAATAGTGAAATAAGAAAACAATTATTTAAACCGAAGGGAACATTAGCATTAACATTAGCAAAAAGACCATTAATTTTTAAAATAGGAGATTTAATATTTTGTCATGCAAAATTGGATATTGAACATTTGAATATATTAAAGAAATATAATAAAGATATTTTTTATATTAATCAAGTATGGAAAAATTATTTAGAAAATGAAAAAATAAATATTGAAGATAAAGAAATTATTGATTCTATAATGATCGGACCATCTGGATTATTATGGAATAGAAAAGAAAATAATAAAAGTTCAACTGCATTATTATTTAAAGAATTAGGAGTTATTTATATGTTTTTAGGACATACATCATATGATAAGATACAATTAATTGATAATCAAATTTGGTATTGTGATACTGGTATATCAAGAGCATTCGGAAAATCTAATTATCAATATTTAGATATCAAAAATAATATTATTAATATTGAAACTATAAGTGAATAAATATGAATAAATAAATATGAATGAAATTGAAAGTAAATTTTAATAAAATTGATTATAAATTTTATAATAGTTTCCATACATTTCAAGATATGTACATTATCGGTTGCCAAGTTTATGAGGATGAAGAAATTATGCCGTTTTCTTTATATTCGTCAATTTATGAACAAGACCCTGAAGATTATATCATGGAGGAATTTGAATCAGATTATGACAAAATGGCGAATGAGTTCATGACTAAAATGAAGATTAAACAATCTCAATTTTAGTTTGAAAAAATAATTTATATAATCCATTAATTTATATTTTTGGATTTTTATTTAATCATCATCATTTATAAATACACATTTCTTTTTTTTGTCATTTCCATCATTACCATCATTATCATTATCATTATAATTATCATTATCATTATCATTATCATTGCCATTACCATCATTATCATAATCAATAACTAATTCATTATCAATAAAAGTTTTAATTAGATAACCATTATTTTTATAATATTTAATTCTTTTATAACCTTTAAATTTAAATAAAGAAAAATCATCAAAAATATCAATACATAAAGGTTTATATTTTCTTTCTGTTTTTTTTTCTCTCAAAATTCGTCCAACGGATTGTTGAATATCACTGATAGGACTTGCTAATATTACAGTATTTAAAGTAGGAATATTTAATCCTTCGCTGCTCATTTGATAAGTTGCTAAAATAATTTGTTTAGTTGCTGAAATATCTAAATCAGACATTTTCATACCACCTACATAATAACCATAAGATGCAATATCATCACTAGCAATCAATAATTCAATATCTTTCAATTGATTTTTGCGCTCAGATAAAATTAAAATCTTGCGTTCAGGTTCTTTTTTGAGAATATCTTTTAATAAATTAATAATAAAAATTGTTCTTGGTTTATAATTACAAATATTATTAACCATAGCAACAATATTAGGTGTACCATTATACATAGTTTTAACATAACTATATTCAATATCATGAACAAAATATTTATGTAAATTAACAATCATATCACAATCATTTATATCATTTTTAATTTTATAAACAGATTTGCCTAAATACCATTCAAACACTTTTCTTAATCCATCTTTTCTATTTAAAGTTGCTGATAAACCTAATGTAATTCGAATATTCATTTTTCTAAATGCACGTGAAAATACTTCAGATGCAATATGATGACATTCATCAATAATAACTAATCCAAAATCACTAAAAATATTTGGGTCATATTCTCTAATTGCCAATGATTGTAAAGTAGCAATAACAATATCTTTATTTTGAACATCAATTTTACTTTGTTTAATTTTGCCAATTCTTGCATTTGGGACAAATGTTTTAATACTACTAATGAATTGTTCATTTAAAAAATCTTTATGAGAAATAAATAAAGTTTTCTTTTTAAAATAACATGCTACATAAATAGCCATAATTGTTTTACCAAAACCACAAGGAACACTAATAATACCCCCTAATTTCTTTTTATTAATGACATTATCTATAAACGCATCAATCGGAGCTTGTTGAATATCTCTTAATTTACCTTGAAAATCTAATAAAGGACAATCAATACCTAAACTTAATTTATCATCAATAGGATAACCAAATTTTTCAATACCATAACATTTAGGAATATATAATTTATTATCACTTTCTAAATAAATCGGATATTCTTTATTAACATTAGATGTGAAAGAATTTGAAAATATTTTTGGACTTATCATTAAATCACTCTTAATTTTATTAATTAAATCCTTGTTTTCTGGTGTCTTTATAATACCATAACCTCTATTATTTAAAGATGTCATTATTTGCAACATTTAATAAATATATATTTAATTTTTATATATAATTTATAGTAGATGATATTAAATTTTATAAGAGCGGTATTAATATTATTATTATTATTTGTTATAATTGTAGATTTTGATTTACCAATTATAATAAACACAAAAACAAATCAATTATTTATAGCTATATTAATATTATTAATAATATTACTTGTAGATGAAATAATAGGATTTTTAATTGGATTAATATTTTTAATTATTTATTTTAAATATTATCAGAAAAAAATAATGCCTATTAAACAAGAAAATCAAACAAATAGTCCAATTACTTATGAACAATCTAATAATAATAATAATAATAATAATGATCCAATAACATCTTTATTTAATTTCTTTTCAGGAGATGTTAAACCAAAATCATATTCAAACCAACCCGAAATACCTGAACATTATATTAATCATATTAAAAATGATAATAGTACAATAATGCCATATGTATCAAATGAATTATTAAAAGCTGCTCAAAATAATATTTATAATGATGATAATTATAAAACTGAAATAAAAACAAGTGAAAATTATTATGGTATTCAAGGACTAAATTCAGATAATAAACATTACGCAGCATTTGATAATAATTATAAGAATTTTAATAATTTATAATAATTTATAAAACATTAATGCATATAATGTTATAAACGCTAATATTATTTTTATTATATAATTATAACTATCTAATATAATTGATATATTATCTGGTATTTTACTTATAATTGTATTATAAATATATGGATTAATTATTATAGCTACTACTATACAAATAATAAATGTTTTAGTTATTAAAATATTATCAATATAATTTATTGGTTGTTGTGATGTTTGTTGTGGTAATTGTTGTGGTAATTGTTGTGATTGTTGTTGATATTGTTGTGATTGTTGTTGTGATTGTTGTAATTGTTGATATTGTTGTTGTGATTGTTGATATTGTTGTGGTGATTGTGAATTATTATTAATTTGATAATTATTTTTAATTGTTTGTTCATTCATAGATAATTCTTTTTCAAATTCATTTAAAACATCTTTAACAATTGGATCATCAGCCATATCATCTGTAATAATTGCACCTGATGTTTTTAATGGTATTTTATCAATAGACGTAATCATATTATTTTGTGATTGATTCTGCATTATTATATTATTATGATTTAAATATATAATATATAAAATTACGCAAATAATTTATCAATTAATCCCTTATCATTTAATTGATTTGATGCACTTGAATAACCATCATATGGATTAATAGCTTTATCATTACATGGAACATTAACAGTTGAATATTTATAACAAGTATCATCCAATTTAAAAATTTTATTATTTATTTCATCTTGTTTAGGTGCAAAATATATTGTGCAATTTTCTTTACAAACTCTATTAAAAATTAATGCTAATGATATACCAAATAATGCACTTATCATTATTTGCCCAATATTTGTATAAAATAATCTGTCAATTAAATTACGCGTGTTTATCATTCTAATTTAAGGTTATTTTTTTTATATTATAGGTTGATCTATTGCACTATCTGAACATTTTATTTCATCTACTGTATATTTATAACATATATCATTATCATTTCTATAAACAATTTTATTAGCATTATAAGGTGTTGGATATTTAATTACAATTTTAGGTTTTGGAGCTGCAATATATACATAAAACATACCTATAGAAAATGCAATAATAAACGCAAAAAAATTAAATTTAAAAACTTGTTCTTCTTTCATTTAATTTTATATTCTATTTTATATAAATAATAATATTAAATGAAGGCGATATTTAATTGGATATATAATATAATTATAGGTTCATTAATTATATTTTTATTAATTTCTTTATATTGCTATATATTTAATATATCATTAACATATTTTGTTGTATATTATATAACCCCTTTTATAAGCTTATTTGTTATGCTTATAAGTATAATAGTAAAAGTTATACAATTTCCATATTACATTACAATAGAAATATGGAATATATTAATAAGAATACTTAGTGTTTTTACATTTATTTTATCTATAATAAATGAAACTTCATTATTTTTCATTAATTTAACGACTGCTATTTAATTTTAATATTGGTGTATAAATTGTATAAATATCAGGAACATCAATATATTCAGGTTGTTGTAATGATATTAAATCATATAAATCTTTAACTTTCTTTGATTTTTGCCATTTATTAAATAATAATTCTTTTGTTCTCAGATATTTATCATAATTATCATTATTATTTTTTCGCGGTATTTCATATTTAGTCATATATATATTTGTTTTACTGATTATTTCTTCTTTTTTTTCTGATATATCTTTATTATGATCTTTTAATGAAGATAATAATTTAATTTTATTACTATCTGTTTTAATATTTATAACATTATCTATTAATATATGTCCAATATCTATAATTGATAACTTTGTCATATTAATTATAAATTATATTTTTTTTACGTCATATATATTAGGCTGTGTTAATTCAAACATACCTTTATAAAATTCAGCTAATGTTTCACTATCTGTTAATGTTTCTTCATATTGACTTATAGGTATATATTTAATTATTTCTTTTGGTGTATCCATTTTTGAATATTTTAATTCATAATAACTTTTTATTATCAAAACAACACCAACAAATAACATAAAAATAGCTATTGATTTCATTTTTATTAAATGAATACAAAAAAATAATTGTTTTTTTTATTTAATCGCTTGGAGTACGTTGTACTTCCTCTTTAACTTCTTCCTCTTTAACTTCTTCCTCTTTAACTTCTTCCTCTTT